CTCGTGGCGTCGCCCTCCGTCGGCCTGCGCTTGGGCCTCGGCCTGCACGGGCAGCGCTGGCCCTCGGGGTGCGTGCGCCCGCAGTGCGGGCAGTACACGCTCACAGCTCGCGCCTCCCGCTCTCGGCCTTGGCCTTGGCGGCCACGCCCAGGCTGATGCTTCGGCTCGCCTGGAATATCTCCAGCGGCGTGAGGCCCAGCAGCTTGAACGCCTCCAGCGCCGCCGTGATTCCCTGCTCGACCCTGTGCTGGTCGTACTGTTCCTTGTCCATCTATCCCACTCCAATCGCCGCCGACAGCGCCAACAGCATCTTGAACATCACGGCCACGGCCGCCGCGTCTATCGCCAGGCAGGCCGCGATGATGAGCAGGCATCCGCCCGCCCTCTTCCAGTCGATCATGTGTCCCTCCTATAGTGCCATGAATGCGAGCAGGAGGAGCCCTGCGGCGAGGGCGCGGACCGTCCACGCCCATGCCGCCAGCAGGGCCGCAGCCAGGACCGCCAGCGCTAGCAACTCGAGAAGCTGTCGCACGTGTCCTCCTGCATGTCCTTGTAGTGGTCGACGACCCAGTTGCGAGCCCAGCATGCCGCATGCCACTCGGCACCCGGGCTGTCCGTGCCCACGTTCGGGTCGCTCTCGAACGCCTCCTCGAACTCACGCTCGCAGATTCCGTAGGGCTCTGTTAGACCAGGATTGACATTCCGCCCCGTCATCTTCTTGCGATTGCACAATGGTCGCCCCTTGTCGAATCTGAATCCGGCAAGGGGCGATGCGCCCGAGACCGGACGAGTTGCTCGCCTGGCCCTGCCGTTTCATGCCGACCTGCCGGCTAACTCGCCGTCTCCTCGTCGGGCGCCGATGAGTACCAGTCGACTGGGAACGCCTCGGAGGTCACGACGAGCACGCCGTCCGGCCTGTCGCCGGGCACCAGCACGCGGCATCCGCACTCGGAGCACCTGAACGACTCCTTGGTGTAGTCGGCGACGTTGTGGCATGTCAGTCGGTCAATCAGCTCGGCGAGCGTCGGGCCGTACTCCATGCCCTCCGGCAGGCACTCGTTCATCGCCGAGGCGACCATGCCCTGAAGCGAGACGTCGGGGTTCTCGTGGATTATCTCGAGCATCTTTGCCGCCACCTCGCGGCGCACATCGTCAGTGATCATTTGGCTCAACCCTTCCGTTCCAAAGTTCTGCGGCGTTCTCCTCGCCGTGGTCGTAGTCCGTCCGCGCGCCGCAATACAGGCAGCCCACGAAGTAGGTGCCGGGGTCGTATCGGCTGTTGTCCACTATCTCGGCAGGGCCGCCGCAGAACGGGCATTTCTTGAGCTTTAGCTCGCTCATTCGCCCTCACCCCTCAACTTGCGGATGCGCGATTCGATGTCCCCGAACGCGATTTTCTTGCAGGCGAAGGAGCAGACGGCCTCGCATTGGTCGCAGTCATTCTCGTCCCTTCCGAAGTAGGCGCACTCCGGGTGATGGACTCTGCTCGCGCCCCTTTTAAGGTCGGCCAGCAGCTTCTCCCAGCTGTCATCCCGGTCGAGCAGGAGTTCGGAAACGCTACGCGACCCATCGTCCGTCTCGACGTACCAAGCCTTGTCGCGCGGGTCGTAGTCGTAGTGGTAGATGAATTTCGCCACGCCGTTCTTCTTGTAGAGCGTCCCGGTGTCCAGTGGGATGGCGCGCCCGTAGGCGTCTTTTGGCAACTCTACGCAAGCCATGGCGCATCAATCCTTCCCCTGTCCCTGTTGCGCTTGAGGCAGCGCAGCATCGCGTTGTCCACGTCCTGCTGCGTGAGGCCCATCCACGCCATCATGTTGGCGCACGCCTGGATGCAGTCGGCCAGCTCGTCGACCATGTCCTCGTCGCAGCGGTTCTGCCACGCACCGAACACCTCGGCGGCCTCCTCCAGCGGCTTCAGCGCCTTGGCCTTCGGCTCGTCGCCGATGTCGAACGTCTGCGTGCAGATCGAATAGTTAGCCATTAGTCCTCCCCGGTCTCGTAGCTCGCGTCGGCCCAGTAGTTGCAGTGGGCCTCGCCCTGGGTGCGGTGGATGAACTCGGGCCTGCGCCCGCACTCGTACTCGGTGCGCTCCACGCCGTGGATGGTGTGCAGCTTGATCGCGTTGGCGTGGCCGCAGTTGGCGCAGCGCTCCGGCCTCTCCCCGTCCGTGTAGATGTCGGGCCTATCCATCAGTTGGTCACCTCCGCCCCGCACTGCTCGCAGTAGTTCAGGCCGCCCGTTGGTTCGGTCTTGACGTCATGGCCGCAGGCGAAGCAGTGGTATCGGCCGTTCGGCGCAACCTGCACCTGCGTCGTCGGGCGGTACGCCAGCTCGGCCACGCGGCGCATGACCCCGCGCCAGCTCGTGTCCTCCGCCCCGGTGATTCTGGCCAGCGCGCGCTGGAGGCTCTCGCCGCCCAGGCTGTCGTTGGCCGTGCGGTTCAGCTCCTCGACGATGCGGAGCCTCTCCTCGGTAGTGATCTCGTTCATTTCTTCCTCTCCTTAATCCAGTCGTATGCGATGAGCGGGAGGCACGCCAAGAGCAGCGGGATGCTAAGCAGCAGCGCTGCGGCCCTTATGGCGTCCTCCCCGGTCGGTCTCCTCATTCCATCCAGCTCCCTGGCCTCTTGTGGCCGTAGTCCCAGCTTCTCAATCTGAACACCTGCCCCATCGGCAGGCCGTGGGTCGCCGCCCAGCAGCGGTCCCACACGGTGTGGACCTCCACATCCGGGTCGAACACGCCCACCTGCCGTGGGGTAGTGCACCCGAGCGGCTCGTGGCACCTCTTCCCGTCGCGGAAGTGGACCAGCGCCTTGCAGCGGTCGAACGCCTCCACGGTGCCGAAGTCCCGGTACAGCTCGCGGACCTCGCCCTCTATCTCGCCCCTGATGCACCCGTGCACGTCGCACATCCACGTGAGCGTGTCCTCGACGTGGTCGCGCGGAGGCGCGGGGAAGAGGTCGAGGACCGTCTGCCCCGCGCACGCCCTATTCATGGACGATGCGGTAGAAGGTCGGCAGGCAGTCCGGCGGGGTCACGGCGTTGGCGCGGATGAACTCCATGCACTTCTCGAAACTCCCGGCGCAGACGTCGTAGAAGGCACCGCTCGACGGCCTCGGCCTGCCGCCGTCGCTCTTGTCGAACACGACCGCCTCTACTCGGTACATTTGGCCACCTGCTCGTCGTAGATGGCCTTGAGGTCGTCGCGCATGAATCGGATGAGCGTCTCCTCGCTGATGTCGTCCGGCAGCGCCTTCAGGCGCACTGCCTCGTGGCACCACTCGTCGAAGCCGAGCAGCTTGCCGCTGAACGCGCTCTTGACGTCCGTGACCTCGGCATAGGAGAAGCGGGTCAGCATCTCCTCGCGCATGACCTCGTCGGCCAGCGCCTCGATGGGCGTCTTGGGGCGGTCGATGGTCTCCTTGTAGCTCTTGGCCCTCTTGGTCATGGCGTCGAGCTGCTTGGCCAGCTTGTTGTTCTCGGCCACGAGGCGCTCGTTGCGGCGCTGCTCGTAGTCAAGCTCGGCGAGGACGTACTGCTCGCAGTTGTTGATTTCCATGTCTAACCCTCCGTTATCTCGATGGTTCGTCCCGTCTTGGTATCGGTTATCGCCCAGTGGCCGTACCCGTAGAGCGCGGGGTCGTGCGGCTCGTGCTCGCACAGCAGCGTGCCGTCCCACCACGCCTCCTCGAACTCCGGCTCGTCCCACACCCATTCGGGCCTGTATCTCGCCCCGCCGTGGAACCCGTCGTGGCATCCCGTGGTGCCGCTCCCGCATAGGGCGATCAGCGGCGAGCGGAGCCGCCACGTGCCCCTGGGCGTGACGAGGGCGAAGTCCCCGCAGCGCCTCGGCACGATGTGGTGGCAGTTCGTGGCCTGCCGCCCGCAGATTCCGCAGCGCTCGGCGGTCAGCTCGTAGCGGTTACCGACGTAGCGCGCGCCGACATGGGGCTTGCCGTAGAGCTCCGCGCGGTCCTTCGGGACTCCACGGAGCTGCGATGCGCTCACAATCATCCGAGCCTCCTGTCCTGCCCCTTGACCTCGATGGGCCTGCACGCACCGGCGAGGCGCGATGCCACGCGCTTTCCGGCCATGCCTCCCCAGAGGTCCCTGATCTGGCCGATGCGGTAGTTGCTCGTGACGATGGTGGGCAGGCCCTCGGCCACGCGGGTGTCGATGAGGCGCGTCAGCGTCTCGATGGCCCACTCGGTCGGGCGCTCGGCCCCGAGGTCATCCAGGGCGAGGAGCCTGTACCGCTCGGCCCTGCGGAGCGCACCGCGCTCGCCGCCGTCGTACTCGGAGCGGATGTCGTCGAGCAGGCGGCTCGTGGTGACCAGCTTGGCGCTCGTCCCGTCCAGCACGGCCATGCGGACGGCGCAGGCGGCGGCGTAGGTCTTGCCCGTGCCCGGCTCGCCCCAGAGGTATGCGCCCTCGCCCTTCCCGGCGAGCTTGGCCATGCGCTTGCCGAGGTCGCAGTCGGCCTCGGCGTAGGGGCCGCGCAGCCCGGCCTTGCGGAGGCGGGAGCGCATGATTGCGGCGATCTGCTCGCGCGCCCCGTCGGGCATGAGCACGTCAGAGATTTGAGTACGCATCATGTTTGACCTCCTTCTTCGCCTCGCGCTGCTGCCACGTGGAGCACGCAGCCTTCCAGTTCTTCATCGGCTTGCTACCGACCTTCCACCCGACGGCCTCGTAGTAGCTCCAGAACGCCTCGGGGTTGAACGTGTAGCCCTTGTCCGAGACGTACTCCTCGACTTCCGCGAGCGCGGGTTTGACGAATCTCTTACTAACTGCCTTGCCTTGCCTTGCCTTGCCTTGCCTTGCTTTGGCTTCGGCGCTGTCCCCGTCACCCTTTTGCGTATCCGAAAGGGGTTCGTCGTTTCCTTCCGGCTCGTCGTTTTGGGTTTCGGCTTCGCTAAAGGGGGGTTTAGCACCGTCTAAAGGGGGCTTTCTGTTACCTCGTCCACCCGTTTTGCCTGCCGCTATGCACCGTTTCGAGTAGTCGATGTCCTCGCGTACGCTGGCGAAGATGGCATCGAGCGGCCATTCCAGCTCCGGCTCGATGCCGTAGGTGCCGTACTGGGCCAAGGCCCAGAGGAGCTTTCCGCGCTGCTCCTCCGGTGCCTTGGCGCAGGCTGCGGTGAACTTGGGAAGCCACTTGAATTGGGCCTCCTCCATGTCAGCGCTCCCAGGTGAAGGCGGCCTTGGCCGCGTTGAACGTCAGGGTGGCCTCGCTGCCCACGATCACCTCGAGCACGTCGAAGCTGATGGCCTCGACCTCGGGGTGGTCGGCGGCGAAGCACATGGCCACGCGCTGCAGGCGCTTCTTGTTGACCTTCGGCTCGGCGTCGTTGCCGCGCGAGCGCTTGACCTTCGCCTCGACCAGAAGTCCCTGGCCGTTGGTGACCGTGTAGACGCACCTGCCCTCGGGGCAACCGTAGCCGGTGGCCCCCGGGATGTAGACCTCGAGCGCGAGGTCGAGAATCGAATACTGCTCCATCTTCACTCCTTAGAACGGGCAATCGTCGTCGTAGACCTCGTCGGGCACGTCGTCGCGCTTGGCCCCGCCGGAGAACGTGACGTTGTCCGCGATCACCTCGAGGCGGCTGTGCTTCTGGCCGTCCTTCTCCCACTTGCTCTGGCGCAGCCTGCCCTGGACGCAAACGTGCGTGCCCTTGGACAGGTAGCGGTTGAGCGCCCCGGCGCGCTTGCCGAAAACGGTGACGTCGACCCAGTTGGGCACGTCCTGCCACTCGTCGCCGACCTTCCGGCGCTCGTTGACGCACACCGAGAACCGGAGCACCTGCGTGCCCGTCTGCGTGGCCCGCAGCTCGGGGTCGCGCCCGAGGTTGCCGCTGATGGCGACCGTGTTGATTCCGCTGCTCACTAGTCGATCTCCTTACTGTCCCTGGCCATCTGGGCCAGATGCTTGCCGAGCTCCTCGAGCTGCCTGTCGTTGAGCTTGGTCGTGTCGTCGGTGCCGAAGTTGGCCTCCTCGTACGCGCGGAGGCCCTCCTCCTTGACGCCGTTCTGCATGCACTCGGCCTTGAGCTTCGCTATCTTGGCGAGCATCACCTTGCGCTTGCTCGGGCGCGGCTTCGTCGGGGCCTTCTCCTTCGTCGCCTTGGGGCCTGTGTCGCCGTCGGTGTCCTCCTCGCCCACGAGGCCGAAGGCCATGAGCGCGGAGTACCGGCGGGCGTAGGTCTCGCGCTTGCCGAACGTCTGCGGGTCGCTGTCGTACTCGTACGGCTTCACGTCGAGCACGCGCTCCTCGCCGCCGAAGGCCACGATGGTGTTCAGGAGCATGCCCGCGCCGTTGGCGGCCACCTCGGAGCGCTGGTAGAAGAAGATTCCGCGCTTGTTCAACGGCGGCCTGATGATGTTCAGGACCAAGTCGAGCGGGGAGTACGAGTAGGTCTGGTATCCCTTCTGGCCCGTCTTGCTCTTTGGCGGGTTGACCATCTCGGCCTGCGCCTCCGCGAGCAGCTGGGTGAAGGTCTTCTCCTCGGCCATCACAGCTCACCGTCCCCGAGCAGGGAGGCCGCGCTCATGCCCTCGACGCGCGGTCCGAGCGCCTGCATGACGTCTTCGGGGTCGCAGCCGCGCACCGCTGCGGTCTTGGGCGACTTGGGGCACCACATGGCCCAGTCGACCGTCTCGCCCGTGTCGGTGCACACGACCTTGTCCCCGGCCTTTGCGAAGTGCGCCTCCCAGCCCTTCTTGGGCACGATGTCCACCATGCCGATGGAGTCGAGGAAGGCCACGGCCTCGTCCATGCGCTCCTTGAGGATTACCGGGGCGGCCTTGCTGTAGCTGATGCCGATCTCGCCGACCTTCTCCTCGCCGACGAGGATGGCGCGGCGGTCGGCGTGGGTCTCGGCGAAACCGTCCAAGATTTCCTGCCGCGCGATGGCCTTGGCCTCGTCGAGCGCGGGCTTGATCTGCTTCTGCATGGCCGTGAGCACGGCCAGCCTCTCGTCCTGCGTGTACTCCATCACTCACCGTCTCCAATCATTCGGGGCTCGTCCGTGATGACCTCGTATACCTCGCCAGTGTCCGCATCAACGTTCGCCGGACGGTCGAACGGGAGCGGCTCGCCGTATTCGTCTTCCTCGTCGTCGTAGTCGAGCGGCAGCTCGTCCTGGATGTCGGCCACCGTCAGCACGACGGGCTTTCCGGAGAGCTTGAGGATGGGGAAGGCGCTGGCGTCGCTCGTCAGAATCTCGAGCTTCAGCTCTGCCGTGCCGCCCTTGAGCGTCGCCTGCTTGAAGTTGGCCCTGATCTCCATGGGTTCCATGCGTGCCTCCTATTTGATGCCGAAAATGGCGACCATGATCTCGCGCTCGTTCTCCTTGGTGATGGGCGTGAGCACCTTGGCGACGAACTCGCGGCTCTCGGCCACGTCCTTCTCGTCGAGCTTCGTGAGCCCGGCCTCGCACAGCGCGATCATCATGTGGTAGGCGTTGGCGCTCTTCACGCCGCCGGTGTGGTCGGGGTGGGCCGCATCGAACATGAGGTTGGCCGCGATGCAGGTGGCGTGGTCGAGCACCTTCTTGTGGAAGTGGTTCGCCGGGAGTTCCTCGAAGAGGTTGCCGTCGAAGTACTTGTCGTTCATTTCTTTTTCTCCTTTACGTATTCCTCGGTGAAATGGGTGATGCACACCTTTGCCAGCGGCGGCGTGCCGTATGGCGTGCGGCATCCCTTCTTGACGCCACCAATCACCACGTGGGCGTCGTCCGTGTACGCGACGCCGTTGAGCGCGTCGCATATGAGCTTGCCGATGTTGTCCCAGTCGGGCTTGCCGAGGTCGGCGCGGCCCACCCAGTACTTCGGGTTGCTCTTGGCCAGGGGCCTGAAGGTCTCGATGGCGACGGTCACGATTCCGTCGAAGTCCCCGTGGTCCTCGTGCTCGGCCCTGTAGGCCTTGCGTACGGCCTCCTCGGCGAGCCTCGTCTGCTTCGGGGTGTAGTTGCGTCCGGTTCGCGGGTCGGTCCGGTGGCGCTCCTTGCCCACGATCTTCTCCAGCTCGAGCTGGAAGGTCATGGAGCGCTCCTTGTGCCTGACCCAGCTCATGCCGTGAACCCGTCGGACTGGCTGCGGTGCTTGTTGAAGGCGTCCTTGAGGCTGGGGTAGCGTGCCTCCATGATTCGGGCGAATGATGGAGCGAGGCCGTTGCGCACGCCCACGTGCAGCTCGTTTCGGACCATGTTCACGAGGTAGTTGGCGCTCACGTAGCCCTTCTTGGAGAGCCTCACGGCGTTCTCGACCATGTAGTTCCATGCGCCGGGGTTCTCGTCAATCCAGCGGCGCGCGTCCTCCGCGTCGGCCTCGCCCTTGGCCCCGAGGCCGAATATCTCGAGCTGGCAGCTCTGGGGCTTGGGGTTGTAGCGCTCGTCGTTACGCATGGACGCCCACCGCCTCGTATGCTGCCTGGGCGCTGTGCACCGCGCCGTCCATGGTCGGGATAATCCAGAGCCACAGCAGCGCGCACATGGCGAGCGCCGTCACGGTGATGCCGACCAGAAGCCCGGCCCTGAAGGCGTCCCTCTGCCTGTCGGCCCGCTCCTGCGCTGGCAGGCGGTAGCCCTCGCGTGCTACGATGCGGGGAGTCCTGTTGGACGTGCGGGCGCTCTTGGTGTGGTTGCTGGGGGTGCCCGCGTATCTGTTTTGAGGGGTCATTCTTCCTCCGTTCCTTGGTTATCTGGTTTCGATAAGGTTTCTTTGATTTGCTTTTTTGCGCGGTATTTGCGGCTGTAGAGCCGCTGGCGCTCTTTATTCGCCTTGTCCTCTCTCCTCACCTCCTCCTCCATCGCCCGCACCTGCTTGGCGATCTCGGCGGCGCGCTGCTCCCTTGTGCAGGAGACGCACCAGCCTGTCCGGTTCGATAAGGGCTTGAAGGTCTCCCTGCCGCACTTTGGGCAGAGCCAGCGCCTGCGGAGTGAGAGTCCGTATTTAGACGCCTGAACCTTCACCGCGCTCACCGTCTTGCCGAGCGCATCGGCGATGGCCTCGGCACCGTCCCCGGCGTGCTCCTCGAGGTAGCGGATTTCTTTAACCGTCCATGACTTCACTGCTGCTTGCGGCCCTTCCATGAGCGAAAGCGGCGGTTCAGCTTGCGACGCATGATGTCGAGCTTCTGGTTGCGTGGCATTACGCCACCGCCTTCTTGATAAGGCGCTCGTTCGAGCGAGCCATGAGGTAGTCGAGGCTGCAGTCGAAGATGTCGGCCATCGAGATGAGCAACGTGCTCTTGATGGGCGTACGACCGGCCTCCCAGTCCTTCACCGAGTCGCGGGAAACCTCGAGCTCGTCGGCAAGGTCCTGCTGGGACATGCCCAAGCGGACTCGCTCCGATGCGATGTTGTTCTTCATCCTTGTCTCCTTTCTGATTAAGTGCCCGTTTTGGGTACCTCATGAGGGAACTATACCCCCATTATGGGGATGTAGCAAGAAGATATATTGATAAAAGTCCCCATTTTGGGTATCTTCGTGCTAAGGCAGAAAGGAGCGCGGCCATGGAACTCAAGCTATACAGGCGCATGAACGGCCTCACCCAGGAGCAGGTAGCCGACTACCTCGGTATCCCGAAAAAGACGTACCAGAACTACGAGCGCGAGGTCCGCGACCCTGACTCGGACGTTCTCTGCGCTTTGGCTGACCGCTATGGAATCACGCTCGACGAGCTGGTCGGGCGGAATGACGACGCTCCCGACTTTGCGCTCATCTCCAATGACGAGCGTGACCTCATTGACACATATCGAGGGCTAACCGCGCCCTATAAGAAGGTTCTATTGGTGACCGCCCACGAACTGCGGGCGGCACAAGGGAAGGAGTAAGAGATGATCACACGCAGGACGTTCCTGGCCGCCATGGCCACGGCCTCGCTCATCCCGTTGGCGGGGTGCTCGAGCGGGCAGCAGCCCGGTTCCGGGCAGCAGTCCTCCGGAGAGGCGAAGGAGGTCGAGGCGAAAAACGGCCCCGAGCCGCTGGAGATTACCGAGTCCGGCTGGTCGGTGGTCGGCGACGGATGGGTCTACTACGGCTTCGCGCTGAAGAACCCCAACAAGGACGTCGAGGCCCAGATGCCTACGGTGACGATAACGGGCAAGGCCGAGGACGGTTCCATCGTCTTCTCCGACAAGCAGACCCTGTTCGTCGTCCTCCCCGGTGAGACCGTGCACTACGGTTTCCAGGCGGGAAACGGCACCGCCCCCGCAACGGTCGAGTTTAAGGCGAATGAGCCGAGCTGGGTAGACAGCCAGACGCTGGACGAAGACGTCTTTACCGTATCGAACACGGCTGAGGTACCGGACTCGTACGGCGGCGTCTCGTACACAGGCGAGTTGACCGCCAACTACGATCTGGACAAGAAGCAGTACAGCCAGGTCGCCGTCTCCGTGATTGCTCGCGACGCCTCCGGGGCCATCAACTACGGAAACACGACGTTCGTCGATACCCCGTCCAAGGGCGAGTCCGAGCCGTTCGAGATTTCCTGCTTCAACATGCCCGAGCACTCCTCGTTCGAGGTATACGCCCAGGTCTGGTAGTAGCAAAGTGAAACCCCGCAGGTCGAAGCGCGCCAACGCTGCTGCGGGGTTTACCAGATAGCCGCCCGTTTGGAGGGCATCCTAGATTATGCCAGAAGATATAAAGACCGCCGTCATATACGCCCGCTTCTCATGCTCGAAGCAGCGCGAGGCCTCGATTGACGACCAGCTGCGCGTCTGCCGCGACTGGTGCGCGCGCGAGGGCTACGCCATCGTCGGGGAGTACTCCGACTACGCCATGAGCGGCCGCAGCGACGACCGCCCGCAGTTCCAGAAGATGATTGCCAACGCCGGGGAATCGGACATCGTGCTCGTGTACATGATGGACCGCTTCTCGCGCGACGAGTACGACGCCCCGGCATACAAGCACGAGCTGCGCAGGAAGGGCGTCGAGGTCGTATCGGCCATGGAGGCCATGCCGGACGGCCCCGAGCGCATCCTGATCGAGAAGATCTACGAGGGCCTCGCGGCCGTGGAATCGGTCAAGACCTCCATGAGGACGAGGCGCGGGATGGAGGGCAACGCCCTCAAGTGCAAGACAAACGGCGTGCGCGTCTACGGTTACGGCCGCAACGGGGACGACGAGTACGTGGTGGACGAGGACGAGGCCGCGATAGTGCGCGAGGCGTTCCGGCGCTCATGCGACCACGAGCCGGTCGACTCCATCGCCAGCGACTTCGCTCGGCGCGGCGTGACCACGAGGACGGGCAGGCCGTGCGGCTACTCGATGGTGTACCAGATGCTCCACAACAGGAAGTACACGGGCCTCTACTCGTGGGGAGGCATAGAGGTGAACGGCGGCATGCCCCAGATTATCGACAAGGCTACCTTCGCGATGGCCCAGGAGGTGAAGCCGAAGAAGCGCCGGGCCTCGGAGGACTGGGGCGCGTTCGCGCTGTCCGGCAGGGCGATCTGCTCGGAGTGCGGCCATAATATGGCCGGGACGTCGGGCCGTGGCAAGAAGAACGTCAAGTACGAGTATTACGGCTGCCGCTGCGGGGCCAAGCCCGTCCGGCGCGACTGGCTCGAGCACGAGCTGGCCGAGGCCATCAGGGGGATGCTGCGCGACCGCGAGACGGCCCTCCGCATCTCCCACATGCTCTGGGACGAGCCGGAGCCGGAGATAGCCGACGCACGCAGGCGGGCCATGGCGTCGAAGCGCAAGGCCGAGAACGGCCTCCAGAACATCATGGCCGCTATCGAGCAGGGTATCGTAATGCCCGAGTTCACCGACCGCATAGCACAGCTTCAGGCCCAGAAGGCCCGCGCCGAGCGCGATCTGGCCTCCTATGACGAGGCCCGCATCGACCCCGAGGAGTTCGCGGACTTCCTCCAGTGCGGCGGCGGGATGGACGACGCGGCCGTGCTCGATTCGTTTGTCTATCAGGTGATGGTGACGCCGGAGGAGTGCGTGGCCACGCTCTACTGCGACGACGAACGCAACGAACCCGCACGACTTAGCATCGCACGGGTTCGCACATTTTCGGGTTGGTGCCCCCAGCGGGATTCGAACCCGCGATATCCACCTTGAAAGGGTGGCGTCCTTGGCCGCTAGACGATGGGGACAGCGGGAAAGAGTATAGCAGACTTTTTTATCTGTTCACATATCGTTGGCAGATTGAAAAACCACCACAAAGGTGCCTTGAATATCAACTTCATCCGAACACCTCCCATATTCATCCGTACATGTACGGATGAATATGGGAACCCGATACCCTGAGGGCCGGATCGGCCGG